GCCAGACTGTCGTTCCAATAAAGTGCCGCATCTTGTTTTTCAGATGTTGCAGTTAATGCAAGAGCGACTTGACCGCCCGCAGCATTAGCTACGGCCCCAACGGTGGGAGGGGCAGCACCGACAATCTTTTGAACCCAAGAGGAGCCTGCGACGGGTGAACCGCTTGTCGGGATCGCGGCGGTATTTCCAGCCCCGATAAAATCCTCCTGGAAAAATAGAGGCGAGTATGAAGATACTGTCTCATATTGCTGTGCATCATCATAATCGCGAAGAATGCCACCTTCGTAGCGAGCTTTAGTTCCCATTTTCAAATCTCCTAAACCGACTGCATCAAAGCAGCCGTCTTGCGACGGTTAAAGGATTGTGAAAGCGGGGCACACCATGCGCCCCGCCCAATATCTAAAATTAAACGTACGATGTAGGGGGCTTGGCCTGTTGATATTTGCCCCACATAAACAACATCGCGTCCGTAATATTAGCCGCGTTGCTAGCCCCGGTTGAAACGGTGATGTGGTTAAAGCCATTGTTCACATCAAGCGCAGCTTCCGGCTCAATTTCAAAAACAACAATCTTATCTTTGGTGCCAGCGTCCGTTGTGAACGTGGCGGCAGCAGTTTGAGCGGCGAGAGTGTCGGTGAGCGATGTATCTATATTGAAAGAGATTGGGCAAGCTGCAATCGCTTTGGAGCTGCCGCCGGATGAATCCTTGGCTTGCAACACACTAAGCAACACCGTTGCGGCGTTGCCTTGGTTTACGCGAACAACAATCCAAGCCTTTTCGGCATTGGCCATGCTGCGATATGAGCCGGTACGGCCAGCGGAATCGGCTGCGGGTGCAAAAAGCTGGATGGGCGGAAATTGTGCGACCATTGAAATTTGACGTGACATTTTGTGTTCTCCTGCCGCCCCCCAACGCGGCGAAAATGAAAACCGACGCGATGGGGATTCGCGTCGGCATAGACAATTGCCAGCGCCGCGAAGCGCTGGTTATTTTTAGCGTGTCGCCAAGGTTACAAATGGAGATTTAGTAGCACTGCCCTTGAACGGAGTCAGTGGCAAAGACCACATGGGCTTGCCGTCAACACGGTAGGTAATGCGGAACGCCATTTCGTCGGTCAGGAATGCAACGTGCATGGACGACGCCATTTGAACGCTGTTTTTATCAACCAAAGTATATTGGCTGAGATCAACCAGCGAAATATCGCCTTCGGTGCCCAGCGCTGCATTGTATTCAGTCGCGTGGAGTTCGCGGCCCATCAATGAAGCATTTGGTTGCATAGCAATGCCACCCGGCGGCATGAATACCAATTGACCGCCGGTGCCCACAGCCTGATTAAGCTGGAACAATTGAGGTTCAATATCTTGGTTGATCAACCAAACGGCATTCTTGCGTGAGCGTGACCACATGCGCGACCAAATATTGTCGATGTTTTCCTTAACGACGGTTTTGGTTTTCTGGCCAACTTCTGCACCAACTGTAACGCGGGATGCAGAATTGAGAATGCCCAAAGGTTTGCCAACGCCGTCGCCTTCAAAGATTGCATCTTCCGTCATAAACATAATTTCTTCGGAGAACGCTTGGCCATAAATGCCAGTCAAGGCAGTTGAATCCTGCAAGAGTTCGTCGGTGATATAGGCTACCGACATCATTTTCTTCAGATCAAATTCAACCAACTTGAATTTTGGCTTAGACGCGCCGGGGTTAACGCCCTCGGCAACCCAACTTGACGAAACGCCGCCCCAACGAGAACCATTCGCACGGCTAGTTTCATCAACGCCTGGAATTTTAAGGCCGTTGGAACTTGAGGAGATTGGAATCTTGTTCACGCGCGACAGGATTTCGCCCATGTCATGCGCCAACATCCAAATCGCTGCGGCGAAATCCACCTGAACCAAAAAGCCACCGCCCGTTGGATCAACTTCGCTGCCGCCCTGCGGTGCGCGCACCAATCGGCTATCAGCGTTTACGCCGCGAGAACTATGATAGGTAAAGATTGCCTGCAGCTGTTCGCCAAAATTGCTGAAATTGCGCTGTTTATCAAACGCCATTCCAACGCCTTTGCGGGCCGTGCGGGCATAATTCATGAACGCATTCGAACCGTGCGGATCAAGTGCATTGCGGCCCAGGGCATCGCGATATGCAAAAATGCCACCAGCATCATCAACCGACGTTTCAACAGCGGCTTGGTTGCCTTCCTGCCCTGCGGCGGGCTTAGCATTGGCTGCGCGAGCTTCATCGGCCAGCTTTTGGCGGCTGATTTGACCTTCAAGATCAATCTTACGCGCCAAGACCTTTTCAAATGCTTCCGCATTTTCAACAGTCTTTTCAAGGTTCATTTCGTCAATTGTTTCGCCAAGTGACCGGCGAAGATCAGCAAGTTTGCTCATGTCAGTTCCTTTCGAGCATAAAAAGCCGCCTAAACAGGCAGCGGTAGCCCTCGCCGGATAGCGGGGGAATTTGATGGTGATTGAAGGTTAGTTGGCGGTTTCGAAGGCGTGTTTGGCGCGGGCAGCAGCGGCTAAACGCACCCGCTTTGCGGCATCAGCAACTTTGCGGTCACCATCTTCGTCAATTTCAACGTCGGATGCATCATCTTCGGTATTGCTATCGATAAAATCGCGCACCATGCTTGTTGTCTCATCGCAGCATTTATGGATAGCTTCGAGATCGCTGGTATTTTTTGCTGACAAAGCTTTGCCAGCTCGGGCGAACCCTTGCGGACCCAATGCCATGCTGTGGGTAAACGTCACATTTTTCCCATCCATGTGCATTTGGGCAACATCGCCGCTAATCATTAACGCGACGGTATCAAGTTTTCGAAGTTTGGCGAAGGCGGCAAGACGGATTTCTGAATTGGTTTCATCGTCATTGTCGGCCAGCATTTCGGCGACTTCTTCGATCGTCATATCGATCAAGACTTGACCGAGGGCCTTCAAGGCATCAACCAAAGCCGCAGGAACGGCGGAATTGTCTTCTTCAATCGCCGCCTCATAATCAACATTGTCGCTCAAATATCCGAGTTCGGAAAGCAAGTTGGCCAGCCAGCCGACTTGATAAAGGCCGCGCTTGCCGATTTTGGCTTTACCAATGTCGCGTTTTTCTGGCATCGGAACCTCTTCAATTTTCACGGTAGCGGTTGGCGGTTTTGCCTCACGGCGCAATAATTCAAGTTCATCGCGCGGCACTAAAATCTTGTCGCCGCTGTCCAAAATCTTTTCGGCCCAATCATAAAGCGGCTTGGTATCAATGCCGGCGCTGCGGGCGGTGGCAAGCGCTGTAGGCAATGCAGGCACGGGCACCGATGAAACCTCAAGCAATTCTTGGCTTTCAAAATCAATGCCGTTCGGGCGCGATTTGTCTTTTGACCATTGCCATTTGAGCGGTTGCCATGAAACGGAAACTGCGTTCAGATAGCCGCCCTTTGTCAGGCGATAGATCGTGTCTGCGAATTCATAAGTTTCAGCATCGGCATATTCGACCGTACCGACCAAGCGCTTACCTTGCACCGCAATATTGGTAACACGGCCAATCGGCGGCATTGTTGAATCATGGCACCATAAGAAAACAGGATTGGCTTTGAAGTTATCGAGCACCCAGCCATCGGTTCGAATTGTGTGACCGTCGCGCGCAATGCTTTCGTCGCTGAACACATAAGAAATCGTGCGGCCTTCGCCGATTTGAATTTGATCCGCGTCTTGTGTCGCCAATAACCGCTGCACAACATTTTCAAACACAGGCTTCTTTGCCATTAAATTGTTCCACTTCCATCGGTCGCGCCATCCGGCCTGCCGCCCGCGTCGGCCTTTGTGCCCGTTGATTGAGAACCAGCGGCACCCATATTCATTGGCTTTTGCAGTTTCGCGGCCTCCCCGCCCATCGGGGCCTTGCCATCATCAATTCGGGCCTCGTCCGGCGTGATAATCATCGACATGACACCGGCGCGATAATTGTTATAGCGTGTGGTTTGATCGGCGCGGGTCAAGATTGAGAAATCCCAATCCATAAATAAATCATCAGCGGACAGATCAAACGTTGCCTCAAACTTTGCTGACCAACGGCATGTGTAACCCGTCAAAGTATCATTGACGTAATCTTGGCTTTGCTGAACAATATTGTTGTTTGTCGCGCGGTCCAATATGCCAATTTTATGCGGGGGCA